ATTGAGGCAGTCAAGGAATTATCAGCAAAAGTTGAAATTCTGGAGCAAAAATTATCAGATAAATAACTAGATGGAGATCCTAAAGTATTCTAAAGTAGATGGCAAATTATAAGAAGTCCTTTAACTTTCGTAATGGTGTCCAAGTTGATAATGACAATTTTATAGTAAATGCAAATGGCCTGGTCGGAATTGGCACATCGATTCCGACCGAGTTTCTTGATGTAAGAGGAACTGCAAAGGTTAGTGGTATTGTATCAACTTCCGATTTATTTGTCACCGAGGACGTATTTGTATCAGGTGCATCAACAGTAACAATATTGGATGCAACCAGTCTTAATGCAACTGGTGTTGTAACGGCACAACAATTTATAGGTGATGGTAGTTTACTATCTGGTGTTGTTGCAATCGCAAGAACTGGATGGGTAATAAACAGTTCAGGTATTTCTACATTAACACATGTTGGTATAGGTACAACTAATCCGGCAACTTTATTGCAAATCGGTGATGATCCAACATCGGCAACTTATGGTGTTGGTATTGATTCAACTGGACAAGGCAACTTTACAGGTATTATTACAGCACAATCCGGTGTTCATATAGACGATAGTATTGTTCATATTGGAGATACTAATACTAAGATTAGATTCCCTGCTGTTGATACATTCACCGTAGAAACAAGTGGTGATGAGAAACTTCGAGTAGGTTCTACAGGAAAATTACAAGTATATAGAGGAACTTCAACAACTGGCAAAACTTCTGGTTCTGAAGCATTTACAGTTGGTAATGGTGCTGGTAGTCATAGATTTGCTGTCTATCCTGATGGCACAACTGTTATTGGTGGTGCGGGTGACATTGCAGATAATAATATTATACTTCAAAATGATGGCAAAATCGGTATAGGAACCACTAATCCTGCACATGATTTAGATGTATATTTAAGTGGTCGGTTAAATGAACTTGGTCAGGGTGGTTATGGTCTATTAGTCGGACCTGGATCAAACACTGGTGGATTTACTTATATGTCTACCGGTGACATAGAGATATCCACTTCTCAGACTTCTAAGGACATTGTATTTTCTGATGCTGTTGGTGGTAATGAGAGAATGCGTTTGACTGGTAGTACAGGTCGTCTTGGTATCGGATCCGATAAACCAACAGAAAAATTGGATGTTGATGGGAATGTTAAGGCAACATCATTTACAGGTGATTTAAGTGGTAATGTAAACAGTGGAATTTCTACCTTTACTGTACTTAAAGTTGGTACAGCAGTCACAATGTCTGCTGGTATTATCACTGCAACGAGTTTTGTTGGTAGTGTAACCGGAAATGTGACTGGTAATCTAACTGGTGATGTAACTGGCAATGTCACAGGATACTTAAGTGGTGTTGCACAGACCGCAGGTTTTGCATCAACTTCATTCGGACTTGATGGCACACCTGCTATTACAGTAGGAAATATTGTTGGTTCATCTGCAACTGTAACCGCACTGGTTGTTGATAATAAACTCGGTATTGGTTCTGATACTCCTGCTGCTGATATAGAGATCAGAAAAACAACAAATACAGCAGTTGATGTTATTACATCACTTAACACTGCGAGAATCAGTGTCGGACAATCTGTAGGAACCGGAAATAGTAGTGGTGTTTTAAGTTTCAACTCCGGAACACTCAGTCTCTCCAATTATGATATTGGTGGTGTCAACATCAATCTTCATTCTGGTGCTGGTATTGGAACGACAGAAAGTTTCAAGGTTCGTTATGATGACAATACCAAGTTCGAGACCACATATGATGGAAAAGTCGGTGTAAATCGTCATGGTATTACACTCACACGAGAACTAGAAGTCGGTGGAAATGTATTCGTCAGTGGTTATGGTCAGTTCTCCGGTATTGTAACCGTAGGACAAGGTGCTAATCAACTTACTCTGGGTGATGGTAGTGCTCTACCAATCTCTAGTAGTGCTGTAATTAATATAACCAGTGGAATTACCACATTCAATGATGTTCTTGTCAATCGTAATTTTAGAGTCGGCACTGGTATTGCCACATTATCAGGTGATACTTTCATCGGAGGAAAGTTAGGCGTTGGAACAGCAAGTGATGCTGGATTCCTTGGTGCTTATTCATCTACAATCTTTGGTGATTTCTACTCTACCGGTGCAATTATCGGCAGAACCGAACTTGGAATCACTACAACTGCTGATGGATCATTACAAGTTGACCCAAGAACAATTCCATCAGGATTAGGACAAGTTGTTCCTGAAGTTGCATATGGAAACTTCCAAGCAGATGGTGGTTCTTTCACAATGTTTGGAGGGACAGGATTATTTGTTCCAACTGTTGGAGTTGCAACCATAGGATATGGTGCAACCAATTTGGGTATGACTCAAAGTGATCATGATAGCACCAAGTATCTGACGAGAATTGGAATCAATACTTACTTTGCAAGATCTGTTCTTGATGTTGGCATGGCAAGCACCACGATGAGCAGTTTTGTCATCATGCCTTCACTTAATAATGAAGAATTAGACATCGTTGCCAACCTTCATACCTCAAATGCTGGTGGTAATCAGAATGTAAATCCAGTTCAATCTGGATTTGGAACAGCAACTGCCAAGAAACTTCTTGGTGATTCCGGTGTTCCTGGTGGTTCTATTGTTTATAACAATGAATCCAGAAGACTCAATGTTAGCACGGGTGGCACAGTATTCTGCGGTATTGCAACATTAACACAAAATCAGTCCGGATATGATTCACTTGCTATTCCCACATTCAATAGCACTAAGAGAAACTTAATGAGTGGTTATGGCAACCTTCCTAAAGGTGCAATCATGTATAACACAACCACAAATAAACTTAACTTCTGGAATGGTTCTGCATGGGAAGCAGTAACAAGTTCAACCTAATAGCTTGACAAGACTCTAAAAACCCTATAGACTACCTTTGTCCGGGTTGAAGAGGAAGCTCTAAGACACTATAAAAACCGTCTACCAGGTCGCACTGGGGGCGGTTTTCTGCTATAATATGTTCATACAGGACAGGAGAGCACTTGACCATCACCTTGCGACCCCATCAGAAGGAAGCAGTCAATGCGATGTGGGACAACAACAAAGGTCAGGTCATCATCCCTACTGGTGGTGGTAAGACCATCTGCATGATTGAAGATGCCATGACTAACATGGAACTGATCAATCGTGGTCAGACATTTGTTATTGTAGCACCACGTATTCTGCTTGCCGAACAACTCTGCAAAGAATTTCTTGAGTTGATTGATACTACTTACACACATGTAATGCATGTTCATAGTGGTGAAACTGAGTTCTTCAGTAGCACCAAACCAGAGAAGATTGCATTATTCAATAATACTGCAAGATCTGCTGGTGAGAACTGCATTATCTTTACTACATACCATTCGTTGCACCGCATTCAAGAGGCAGATATTGAAGTAAACACCATTTACTTTGATGAAGCACATAATAGTGTGCAGCGTAACTTCTTCCCTGCTACTGAGTTCTTCTCTCACGATGCTGATCGTTGCTACTTTTTTACTGCTACTCCTAAGCATTCTCTTACCATCTTCAAACCAGGAATGAATGATGGTGCTGTCTACGGACAGGTGATTTGCAATGTTCCTGCACCTAAACTTGTTGAAGAAGGTTATATTCTTCCCCCCAAGGTTGTGGTCCAGCAACTGCCACAGGGTGATTTCAAGCAGTCTGATGAGAGAAACCTCCTGGATACTATTGATGCAAACTCGCTCAATAAGATTCTTATTGCTGCACGTTCTACCAAACAGATTGTGCGTCTTGTGAGTCAGTCTGACTTTTGCTATGAACTTAAGGAGCGTGGATACAACTGGATGTATATCACTAGCAAGACTGGTGCTATCATCAATGGTAAGAAAGTATCCCGTGAAGAGTTCTTCAAAACTCTGAATCAGTGGGGTCAAGATGATACTCGTTTCGTCGTGATGCACCACAGCATTCTGTCTGAAGGCATCAACGTCAAGGGACTGGAGGCAGTCCTGTTCATGCGGAACATGGACTACATCGGAATCAGTCAGTCTATCGGTCGTGTGATCCGTCTGGGTGGCACTCAGAAGACCTTCGGACTGGTTTGTGTGCCTGTCTTTGACAAGGTGGGCATCAGCACTGCCAGGAGCGTTCAGGCAGTGGTTGACACTGTATTTGAGCAGGGTGAACCTGCCATCTCAGTGGTCCGGAAGTAGAACTGTCCACCAGGAGCAGACACCCTGCTCCACTCTGCTATAATTACAAAGTAATCAAGGAACACCATGAAAGTCAAAGTTCAACTCTATGTTGCTGGTAATGTATTTGATGAAATTGTGCAAGCAAAAAACTATGAGGATGCAAGAAAAACTGCACTTGCACGTAACCCTACGGCAACTATTGTGAGCGTCACTGCTGTGTTCTAATGTCAGAATCAAAGGATTATAGAAAGTTCTACACTTGTCCTAATAGAGATATTCTGGGGGACAAGTGTGGTGATCCTGATGGTTATGTCACCAAGAATGGCATGTGGGTAGCAGTTCCTCTCGCAGGTTCAAAAAAATTTGTTATAATTAATAACGGATCGATTGTTCACACATCACGGAACTATCAATCTGCTGTCTCATACATAAAAAAGAACTCAAAAAAACGATGATGAAGGACCAAAATCAAATCCCTGAAGGTGAAAGCAAGCAAGACAAATGGAATCGTGGTCTTGACATTTTCATTGAATCTGTTATTAAACCTGATGCATCCCTTCGTCAGTGTGCTCACAACCAAAGATGCTATCATGAATTGATGGATGTTCGTTCTGATGTTCTTAATTATTTAAAAACAAAAAGATGGTAAAAAGTTATGAATCCAGACGAAATTACTTTAGACACTACTAGCAGACAATTCACCTATGAAAAGATGTCTCGTGATCTTGACAAATTGAGCATGGAGGAATTGAGAGACATGTGTAAATGTTACATGAAACTCTATTTGAAACAACAAGAAGTTATGATTAAACTCTCATGAAAAATGAAACACGTCTCATAATGGAGTCACAACTGAACAATGTCTGCAAAATTCTCAACGGAAAATGGTACAGAACATCACTTCTCAACTCCAGAGGAGAAACAGAAGAAAGAATCATCATATCTTATTCCAATTTTGATGCTTCTGGAAATGATATCATGAACAAAAATAAATAAAAACAAAGAAGTATAAACATATGCTATCCACACAATATCGTCTTCGTCTGGAGTTTATTTGTAAATGCATTGCAAATGGAGAAGAAGTGAAATTTGATGATATGGTTTGGGCACAGAAACTTGCCAAAGCAAACACAACAGCAAATGAAATGTTGAAGAAGGCAAGAAGACAATCTGCTCAAGATATTCAAGAAGGAAGTATCGATGATTTTTGCAATAGGATGGGACTAGGAGACCCGGATCCATCCAAACATAGCACAGGGTTTCAAAATACAGACGAAATCGTAGAGTGGTTTCATCAAGATAAACCTGATGACTGGAGGCAACGTGACTAACGACTTTTTAGACAACTTGGCAGCAAATCAGTATCTTAAGATGCATCAACCTAAAAAGATGAACATCACTCCTCAAACATATATTGATATGAATAAGGAGTTTGAAGAAGAAGGCACTGCCGTTAGAATTAAAGTTCCCACACAGGAAGCAATCGATAAGTGGTTAAATCACAAGGAGGACATTCACAAACGAACCACAGAACCAGTTGACATGGTTGCTAAAATGTGGGAGAAGTATAGAGAAGAGAATGATAATTGATTATGACCACAAGCAGGTAGAAGTTCCGCAAGAAATTGTTGAATACTGTGATGTTTTCACATATGATGCAGATCATGACGATTTACGTTATATTGATTGTGTTTACATGCACATGGGTTATTATGGAAACAGCATAGATCATTTGTATGAACTACGCCAACAAATTGTCCCTGTCTTTGATTAAATGAAAGAGTTTGATTATGAACTTGATTACAAGTCACTTGATTTCACAGATGCAGAAACTCGCAAACTTTATCGCATTGGAAGGGGCGAACAAGGAGTGCTATTGGTACGCCCTTACACTAACGACATATGTGCTCATTGGCGATTTGTAGATGA